CTTGGGAGGTCCAATTTCTTCTCCGAATGGACCATAATCCATTATACAATAGGTACGATAATCGTCAATAATCTTTTTGCGCTCTTTTTCTTCTTCCTCGGAAAATGGACCCACTTGTTCGGATGGCATGGAGAGCCTGGTCATCAATTCATTGTACTTTCTCTCTGCTTTACGAGAAAGGACCTTTTGTTCTTCATTATATTTAGTTACATTCAACCAATTTTCCATGACTGCCATATGGGATTCAACTTGTTTTGCATCTTGTGTTTGTTCCATTTTAATGAAACAAGAAGTTCTTTTCTATAAATTGTTCAATTTATGCATACCAAATAAAAAATAGTTAAACTGGTTATCTTTTGATTTCCGTAGGAAATCAAAGTAGGATTTCCAAATCACTGATTCTCCAATATTCGCAACCACCATGTCCAAGTGGTCGTTTTACAACAAAAGGCAATACCTTTTGTTTTAATTCAATTTCGGCTATAATGAAATTTTCCATAACCCCCTCTGGAATATCAATCATAGGTGGCGCGCCGTCCCCCAATTGTTTGGTACGAAGACCAATAATATTAGTATATTCGTATTTGCTCATAATAGGACTAGTTTTATGCAAAGGATCATCTATAAAACCTTTATTATTTTTTTTAATTTGACACAATTTACTCATTTCGTCTGGGTTAATATGATATTCTTCATTATGGAATTCATCTACTATATTAGTGGTAAATTTCTTATCTAATTTTTGTAGAAACTCATCATAATTTTCACTAATACTATCTTCATCCTCTTCCTCTTCTTCTTCTTCATTTTCCTCTTCAAATTCTTCATTTATAGTTACTTGATTAGTTGCTTCCAGTTCAGGGTCGCTTGCGTATTCTAAATCAGAATCAGCAGTGGATTCCACGTCGCTTTCTACATCACTTTCTCCTTCTATAATAGTGGGATCCGCAGTAGTTTCACCAACTTGTTCCTCTGTTTCGCTATTATATTCATTTTCATTTTCACTTTCGTTTTCAGGGTCAATTGCTGGTTCTTCCATTATATAATTAGAATATTATTATCTAAATGATTTCAATTTTATATTATAATTATATATGACGGACAAAAAATCCACCGATAAATTAGATAAAAACAAACAAATAGAGTTTACATATAATCGCTTAATTGGTTTTATTGTTTTATATGTTTTTCTTATTGGTTTATTGTTTCCATTTTTATTTTATAATATACCATTTTGGGCATTTACCATTTATGTATGTAATATAGATCAAATTGCTTTAGCATTATCGGTTAGTTTTCCTCACTATTTTGATTATTTATATAATGATGAATCCGATGATCTATGGACAGATATTTCGTTTCATATTATAAAACTTATTGCTCTGACGGGTATATTTATGTATGGACTACAAATGAAATTAGTTGGTAGAAAAGATATTATTGTTTTAGAAGGTATGATAACAATTGCTATTATTACATATACAATGCCTGAGTATTTAATGCCAAGATTAACTAATATATTAACAAAAAATATACCGAGTAATAAATATTCAACTATAATGGTAAGTTCTATTATTATAGTATTGTTTATTGTATTAGAAAGTATTTTCTTAAACTACTATATTAATACCCGTTCTATAGATTCACGCGGTAAACAATTGTTTCATAAATAAATGGTGTTTACTCTTCAAAATTTTTCCACGTAGTATCGCAAGAGGCACAAAGATATACATATTTTAACTCTATATCATCGTATCGGATCATGACTATTTCTCGTTTTTCTGTACCGGTATTGGAGAGACATTCTAAATTAGGGCATTTGATAGAATTTGTTCTGGGTAGTGTAGGATCTAGTTTTGTAAATTCATTAACGGAATTTTGATATTTCTGCTCAGATCGTTTATATGTTTTTTTTGATACACATAAATCATTTTCATCATATGGTTCATTAATATTACAATTTCTGCAATAATAGAGCAGTTCATTTTCGTGAGCGCCTCCTAATTTAGTATAAAGCATATTTTCACAAATGCTACAAAATTTCATATATACTAATATCATTAAAAAATATTTTTATTTCAATTTATATATAATGGAAAAACAACTATTCGGTTTTATATTTATGTACTTTTTTGTAATATATGCTATGTCATATTACTTATATACTTATGCCCCTTTTACACGGTTTATTACCTATTTAGCAAATGTAGATTTAATTGCTAATGTGTTAGCAACAAACTTTCCAGATTATTTTAAATTAGCTTACAATATAGATCCAGAATCTATCATTGGATATTTGTCTTTTAATATTATTACATTACTAGCTCTCAGTGGTATATTTTTATACGGATTACAATTAAAACTTATCGGACATAGCAATACTATCTCATTTAGATCTATGATAGTAGTATCCATTATTACATTTACATTGCCTACAATGCTAATACCTTACTTAACTAAATATATTAAAAAAGGGGCTGAACATATAGCATTGCACTATATTGAGGGTGAACATATAAAACAGTCTGAGAAAACACAAGAAAAGTTATTAACCGAACAAGCGATAAATAGAATATCCGTTGCTATCAGTATAGCAATAGCAGTAGCTTTTATATTTACAGAAGGTTATGTCATAGAAAATTTAATACATAAACATAATTTTAAGGCAAAAGGTCGTCGCTTATTTGGTGATAAATACGAAAATCCTTTAGAAAGTCTCTTTAAGTAACTTTAATTTAGTTAACAGAATAGAGTAATTTATAGTAACAGTCATTTTATATATTTTTGTAGTTACTTTTTTTGACGTTGAATATTCTTCCTTTAATAAACAACAACTATCATAAATATCTTTAAATTTACTTTCCATATGATTAGTAATTTCTTTGGAAAATAAAGTAATAAATAAATCTGGATTTTTAAAAAACAATTGTTGAAAAATACTATATTCCACGCTTTTAAAACGGATAATCTCATGATATGTAGTATAATCAGTATGCGTTTCCAATATACCCGGTTCGTTCAACAATGGTTTATCATTAAACAATAAAAGCAACTGAAGCAACACACTTCGTATTGTCTGACACGCGGTCCATGAATCCCCCGACCAAGTATTCAAAATAGACAAACATACTTTACCCTGACGATAAAGGTTTGGGTTAAAACGAGTAGTTCCATCATTTGTACAATACTCTACGGTGGGAGGTGTAAAAGGATAATCAGTAGGGAATTTAAAAAGAAAAAAATATATACCATTTGCATATAAACCATAACTAGGACCTACTATCATCGCATACCCTTTGAGCATATTTTCCGTATCGTGCTTATAGTATATTCCTTCTTCAGATAAAGGTTTAGTAATAACATCTCTAATATCTTTCATTAATCTTTTTGCATTTCCCTTAGTGATTGTGACTTCCATTTCAGTCATTATACATAGTCTATAAATATTTATTTAACTTGTAATAGATATTTATTTTTTTTCCATTCACACCTGTTTTCGTGCAATCTTAATGCGTTTTAAATAACTTTTTTATAATATATAGAGTAAAATTGAAATAAAATAATCTATACATATACAAGTACATATGAGTATTCTCAGTAAATACCAAAAATTTCTTAAATCACACCTTACACAAGATAAAGAATCTATAACCCACACGCGCATAGGTGACAGAGATTCTAATGTATATGGTGGAGCCTATTGTATATCTGAGCAAGATATGAACGAATTTTACGCTCTATATACGAAAACGGTTATTGAAGGTAGTTATAAAGAATATCTCACTGAAAAACAATTTCCTGATAATGGTCCAATCGTAATTGATCTGGATTTTAGATATCCCGTTACCACTACATTACGTCAGCATACCAAAGAACATATCATAGATTTTATATACGAATATTTCAATAAACTCAAAGAATACGTCGATTGTACAGAGGAGTCCATCTCTATATACATTATGGAAAAACCACACGTGAATCGCTTAGATACAACCACTAAAGATGGTATTCACATTCTAATTGATTTATATGTTCCACGAACCATCCAATTGTTATTGCGTGAACATATGATAACTCAACTTGCTGATATTTGGAGTGATTTGGGTGATCAACTCACCAATGATTGGAACGGAGTACTAGATGAAGGTATCATCAAAGGAACTACAAACTGGCAACTATTTGGATCTAGAAAAGTAAATCACGAACGATACTGGGTAACACACTATTGCACTATTACTTATAGTGATAAGGATAAAGATTTTGAGATTGAAGAACATAAAGTAGAAACATTACATATTACAAAAAACATTCAACGTTTTTCGGTACGAACTACACCAACCAACAAATATCCCGTAAAGGCAAATATGCAAAGTATTGTTCAAGCGGCAGCACCAGAACGCCGAAATAAATACATTAAAAAGGAAAATGAACCTGTATCTACCGGTACTGGAATTTGGTATCAACTTACTAGTCAAGATAAACTAGATGGATACCTAAATCAAATATTTGATTCAATCAAAGATGATCAAAATACGAAATGGGGAATTCAAAATTATTATTTCGTTGAAGCATACGAATACACCATGACCTTGCCTGAAAGCTATTATGGTTCGGGTAGTTACGACAAATGGATTGCCGTTGGATGGGCGCTCCGCAATGAAAACTATGAATTGTTCCCTATCTTTCTTACATTTAGTGCTCAATCCAAAGATTTTGATTGGTCTAATACTAATACAACTGCTAGTGACGGTACTATGAATCTTATTACGTTGATTGATATGTGGAACAATTTTACTCCTGCTCTCGGAGGCAAAACCCTGCGCTCTTTGATGTATTGGTCTAAACAAGAAAATCCTAGTGCTTATAAAAAAATAAAAGATACTAGTATTGGTGCTTATATAGATGAAACATTGAAACATAATCTAGAATTTGATATCGCAAATGTCGTATATCACGTATATAAAGACAATTATATATGCAGCAGCATCAAAAATAATGCGTGGTATGAATATAAACACGGAAGATGGTATGAGATTGATCAAGGTACTACATTGCGCCAAAGTTTATCAACTACTATCTATAAATTGTATCGCAATAAAAGCAATGAACTACACGATCAACTTACTACTGTTGATCCTACAACGGACAGTGAACAATTTGAATTGCTAAAAGAGCGCAGTACTCGTGCCGATAATTGTGCATCGAGTCTAAAGAAAACACAAATTAAAAACAATATTATGCGAGAAGCTCGGGATTTGTTTTATGAACGAAAATTCGAAGAACTTATGGATAGTCACAATCATATTCTATGCTTCAACAACGGAGTGATTGATTTTGATAAACAAATATTCCGTGAAGGCGTGCCTGAAGACTTTAATTCAAAATCAACAAATATTGATTATCAACCACTTGATCGCAAGAAAGACGGCGGTATTATTCAAGAAATAGAAGACTTTATGTGCCAACTCTTTCCGATTGAAGACCTGCGACGCTACATGTGGGATCACCTTGCTTCTTGTCTTATTGGTAAAAATGAAAATCAAACCTTTAACATTTACAACGGCGTGGGTAGAAATGGTAAATCGGCATTGGTTACACTTATGTATAAAATCCTAGGGGATTATACAGGAAATGTTCCTATTACGCTTATTACTCAAAAACGAGGTCTCATCGGCGGTACATCGTCAGAAGTCGTAAATCTTCGCGGGACACGATATGCGGTTATGCAAGAATCTTCCAAAGGAGATCAAATCAATGAAGGTATAATGAAAGAATTGACAGGAGGAGATAAAATTACTGCAAGAGGGTTGTATAAGGACGCTGTTACATTTGTTCCACAATTTAAACTAGTCATGATGACGAATAATTTGTTTGATATTAAAAGTAATGATGATGGTACTTGGCGTCGTATTCGTATTTGTGAATTCCTCTCTTTGTTTACAGAGGATCCAGTAGAAGGAGATAAAGAAAAACCTTATCAATTTAAAGTAGATAAAAAAATTGATAAAAAATTTGATATTTGGGCTCCCGTATTTATGGGAATGCTCGTTGAAAGAGCATTCAAAACCCAAGGTATCGTGGAAGACTGTGAAATGGTACTAGCGTCATCTGCTCAATATCGTGCTGACCAAGACTATTTGGCGGAATACGTGAAAGACCAAATTGTGGAGAATCCTGTGAAAACTATTCTAGTGAGTGATTTGAAAAAGCAGTTTAAACTATGGTACGAAAATCATCACGACAAAAAGACCATGCCTAAACTTAAAGAAATTGAGAATTATGTTTCCAAGCGATTTGGTAAACCAAAGGGTAACCCAAAAGAATGGGAAGGCATTGGATATAACATTGCAGATTTTGAAAGTATTCCTGAATAATCCGTTATCATATATTCATATAGATATCCTGTGGTAAGTTATTGATACCATATTTTATTCCCTTATACACAGTATTGGTGGCGGGATAAATTAGCATAGGATAAAGTAGTAAAAAAATTAAAATTCCTATATTTACAGGATTCATTATTTTTGGCGTATTTGTACTGGGATCTTTGGTTACACATAAGTAAACAATAATACCCAAAAACATGGATGCATATACAATATGTAATCCTATTTCCCAACCTTGTTCGGTATTGATCTCTTGCTGTTCATAAAATGATTTTCGTTGATTTAAATGAACATCATCTTTGTACAAGTCTATTTGTTCATTTACAATTTCTATTTCCTTATTGATTTTTCTTATATGATCCTTTACGGTATATGCATACAAATTTTGTTTTTGCATAGTATCCATATCTTGATTAATGTCGGAAAAAATATCATTTATTTCTGATTTATATATATTTGATTCTACCCGCGCTCTAGGATACCCAAATCGTTTTCCTGCGGCAATTGCCTCCGAAACACATTTATCTTTACTAACAGTCATTGCACGTAATTCAGATTCTAAAAATTCTATTTCAGTTTCAAGATCGGTTCTAGTTTGATCATATTGTAATATGGTTTTTTCTTTAGTTTTGATTACACTATCTCTTGCTTTAAGTTCCTGCTTTAATTTTTTTAGTTGAATTTGCAATTGTTTAATGATTTTATCTAACTTAATTTCCTGTTCCTTTAACTCTTTTAAATACATTTTTTCTTGATCAGATAATTCAACAAGATATTTATCTTTTTGCCTTTTTAATCTAAGCTTATCCTGCTCTTTTTCATTTTTTAATTCTACCCTACATTGCGCTAATTCACTTGATAAATCAGATACCTTACCATTACACTCAGTTATAGTAGAAGAAAATGTAGATAATTGACTATTATAAACAGCAGCTTGATCTGGTGCAGTTGGATTAGGATATTGCAAGGGTTGTTGCGGATCAGGACAACTAGTCGAATTTACATTGGTAACTGGTGCAGGTGCAGGTGCAGCTGCAGGCGCTGCATCGTCTTTCTTCTTCTTCTTTTTTTTACCAAATAATTTTAAACCTTCTCTACCACGTGGTTGATATAATGGTTTAAATAAATTCAATATATCCTCTAACATTAATATCTATATTATGCATAGATATTAATTAAAATTTAGATTTACTTAGCAACGATTTATTTTTACTGTTGTATGGTTTAATGGTAGCGAAACTTTCTGATGTTTTAGAACCAAATTTAGGACCAAAACTATTTGACCCACAAGCATTACCATCATCATCATCATCATCATCATCATCATCCGGGCCGCTAGGTGTGGTGTGTTTTGGTTTTGGAAAGTTATACTCGTCATAATTTGCACTACTTCTATGATACATATCTACTATTTTTCCATATATATGATATATCATAAGTAACGTAATGAATACACACATTAATTTTGCTATATTCGCTATAGAAGGTACAAATTTCCCTAAAACACCAAAAAATAATATTATAACTAAATAAAAAGACATCATTTTAAATAATTCCATTTGAGCGTCATACTCCTTACTTTGATTGATATTTATATCCGCCATTCGTGCTTTATTTACATCATCTTGTTTTACAATACCTATATTATAAGCTGAATTTTCTAATTGAGTGTCTAAAACATCTAAAGTAGTATCCTGTAAAGCTTTATTACTCGTTGCTTGCGTATCATTATTAATGGCCACTTCATAGGCTCCAAGTTGAGCTTGTTGTGTTGCATTTATAGTATTTGTAATTGAATTCATTTCATTCAACAACTGCGTTCTTCGTGCCGGATTAGTGGTCGCAGTTTGATTGTATGCGGTCTCTAATGTAGTATAATTATCTTGTAATTGCGTTAATAATGTAGATGCATCATTTTGAAAATCCATCATAGTATTTGCATCATCACTTGGCATTTATACTATAATAACATATATTTTTACTGATTATATATAAAATAATTTAAAAATTCTAATATGATCGGTATTAAATTATACTTCATTACTACTAAAACTAATGATAAAGATCCTAATCCTATTGTTAAAGGTTTCAATACACCCTTACTATTTAAAGCAGGTATTATACTAAACGCTATTAATACTATAAATAACCCTATACATAAAGCTACAAGTATCCACAAAACATAGTGATATCCATTTTTTTCTGATATAACAGAAGCATCATCATTTAAAATATCCATTATACTAACTAAAGAACCTCCACCTCCACCACTTTTATCACTAGAAGAACTAGTAAATCCTTCAGGAACCGTTACTTTAGTACCTAATACGCTATATGAATTTTCATCATCGTCATCCCCACTAGTAGCGTCAGTTTCGGAAGCGGGAGTAGGAGTAGGAGTTAATAAATTTGTTATTTGAATAGTAGCATCATCCGACGTCATAATTCCTTGTGTGAGTTGACCCTGTAAAATACTATATGAATCCAATGTATCTTTATCATTTATAGTATAGTTAATACCATTATAGTTTACACTAGCAGGGAGTTTCTGATTCATAATACCTACTATTTCATTACCATATTCTTCTTCCATGGTCGTTAATCCTTCCTTAGCAGCCGCCTCTTGAGTTTCACCGGTTCTATTTATTATACTAGAAAATGCTGGTATAACTGTATTTTTAATATAATTATTTGCATTAGGTAATGCACGAGAAGTATACTTACTAATCTTACTTTGTGTATCTGTTTCTAAAGATTTACATATAAAACCTGTTCTTGTATGTACAATGTAACCATTATTGCGATAACCATACCACAATTGTCCATAAAATCCCCCTGTTACTGATTCTGGACAACCTCCTGTAATATTTCGCACATCCCACGTATAATTCTCAGGATGTGATTGATAATAATTTGCCGAAACATTACCTTCACTGCGATTTTTATCCTTCACAACGGTCATGTTTTTACGATTGTCTGATTCTAAATAACCTCTATTTGGATTTTTTATTTTTAAAACAAGAGGTTTCCAAAATGTAGTGTAATTCCGATATGGATCTTCTGTTAAAGGTAACACACTATTTAATGTAGCAGTTTTCTCACCACAATATACCTTTGCTTTCCAATAAAAAGTAACACTCGTGCCTATTATTTCAAAACCAGCACAATGTGCATTAGTAGCACACCAGTGTTTTGCGTCTTCTAACTGAAAAGTTGCTCTTTTCATTATTTGATTCCTATTGCTTTTATATTGTTTACTATTTCTACAAACACGTGAACCAGCATAACTTATCAAACCATCAATATTATTATCTTCATACATTAACAAATTATATGCTATATGTTGCATGGTACCTTCATGAGTAACATATCCTACATTGCCTACATATATATTTGTATTTACTATACCAGTATTCCAAACCTTATATAAAGCATTACATCTCCGAAGTTCACCAGGAAGCCTTTTACCCCATCCATAACTATGATGCCGAGTATAAGGATAATCAGACATTTCGCTACAGGTAACATTATAATTTTGTGTATACGTAGTATATTCACTACAAGGGTTTACTTGTGGAGTATTGTTCCATTCTATGGTAGTTACGTTTTCATATACAGGCGCCGGTCTCATGGGAGTAATGTTTTCATGTAAATCTCTTTTTTTATGTTTTTTCTTATGATGATTTAAAGAACGAAATGATTCTACTAGTTTACGTGTAGTGACTTTCCGATTTTTTACATAATAATATTGTACTCCTTGTGTATTATTATCATTAGTATCATTTTCTCCTACTGGTATACCTTGTCTAACATCTTTAGAGGTAACATTAAATACTCCATCTGATTCTGGATAAAATAAATCTTCTGCGTACTCATACACTTTAAGTCCATTTTCGTATCCTGGTTTTATTTTTACATCGTAGTTATCACGATTATGCTTAAAAGCGGCAACTTTACTTTCTGTACAATTACTTGGATTAGCAGTAACCTTATTACCCACTTTACTTGTAGCATATGTAGTGTTAAATCCCTTTCCACCAGTTAAATTACTATCTAAATCAACATCGCTTACATAACATTTTACTACAGGTGAGTTGATTCCGGCATTATCAATCACAAGTTTTACAGTTTTATATCCACTTTGTGTTGCTACCTTACAAGCTATAGGAGCGACCGTTTTCCAATCGCTTGTATACCAAGCATCTAAAAAAACAAACTTCTCCCCATTTCCTACATAAAATCCATCGCTACCACCTATTTTAATAGGCGTGAAATCCATAAACTCAGATATATATACTAAACTTCCTTCTGCGCCACATGCAGTTAACGTATGATTAGTAATAGATTTACCTTTGTATAAACTTGCTCCTCCCTCTTTCACTTTTAGGTCATTTATAGTACCAATATCACTAAGGACTGTTACATCCGCAGGACAATCACTATTAGGTACATCAGAGAATCGTGTATATTGATCATTATCGGTACCTCCATCTAAAGACCATTTACTTCCTACGCCACCACTAACCTTTCTAGCAACACCACTTTGGGTTATATATACATATTCATGACCAACTTTAACTAATTGATTATTTAATTGAGAATGTTTTCCGTCATACAGGTTTGTTTTTGCATTAGCATCTCTTTTTATATATTTATTTGCAAGTTCTGCGTTTTCATTAGCACTAGTTCTATACCTATTTGCATTATCTAATATATTTTCTGCATCTTTTATTGAATAAGATTGTGGAATCGGCATTTTGTCTGTTATTATAATAACAGATAAAATATTTACATGATAGTTGTAATACACGCAACTCCTAGTCCTAGAGCGACTATAGCCCATACAACCGATTGATATTGGTATTCCGTATAGGTAACTTTAGAATCCTTCATTTTTTCTAAAGAAGTATCTATATTTTCAATTTCACCATTTAATATATTAAACTGATTAGTTAAATCACCAGTTGTATAAGTCATTGTAGTAGAATTATCATCTATATTATTACTAGTGGTTGTATGTTCCGTATCCAAATCTGAGTATTGCGATTGTAAACCCGTTATTTGAGTAGCAGTATCCGTATAATTATCCATAACCATAGAATTACTGGTCATTCCAGGATCACTATCTAATTGTTCTTGTCTATCGGCAAGATCGGGTTTAATACCATCTATACTATCTTGCATACCACTTTCTGCACTAGTCTCTAAACCTTCTAAATAACTTCCTGTATTCGTTAATAGCACAACAAAAATGAGTCCTCCTAATAAAATCATACATGTTTTTTTATCCATATATATATTACAACTTTTTTTTACCAAAATGTCCTATTAAACCTATAGCTAAAACAGTTACTAGCGACCAAGATATAAATTGATACTGATACATATCTTTTTTGACTACAGAATCTTGAAGCATTGCATCTACACTTTGATCCTTGTTCATCTCTTGAACTATATAAAGATTTTGTTTTTCTAGACTAGTTATCATTTTATGTATTTTATCATTAGTGTCTTTATCCCCTTTTATGCTTTTTAAAAAAAGTATAAAATCTTTATTTACACGTTGTAATTCGTATATAAGTGCGGGATTTACGGTATTTTTTATACACTGACGCTCTTTATTCATAGAATAATTTCCTGTAGGTATACTAGAATATTGTTTATGCGTTAAAGTAAGTATAGGACTTTTACATGAAGCATCACGAGACTTCCAAGAATTATGCGTATATTCATGCTTATATCCTTCTATATCTACCCAGGCCATATCTTTTGTATCTGCATTTTGTATGTTATTACCATATATATTACACATGGGCGCAGAAGCTATTTCACTTCCTTCCCTCGTATAAGCATATAATTCATTTCCTTGACGTAATGCATCGGTAGGACAAGAATTGTCTATAGTATTAGTATCCTCTTTATCCGTAAAAGTAATCAAAAAACCATACTCATTTACATAACTAGTAAAATTAGTTAATTCATTATAAAACAATTTATTAAGATATGGCGTATTTTCATTTAAATATTTATTATTATCTAACAATTGCTCTTGTATTTTCTCTAATATAGTATATTGTTTTAATTGATATGCTTGTATTTCATTGCTAATTTGTTTATTTGTTTCTATATTCATATGCTATATAAAGATAGAAAAATATAATTAACTGCCTACTTTGTATACAACACCTCCCGCTATACATATACCTACAATTTGCATTAAAAATCGTACGCTAGTTTGTGTATACTGTGTTTGTTTATCATTTTTTAATTGATCCGATGCATTTGCCGACTGTAATAATTTATTGTATTCAATTTTTTTGTTTGTTAATTCTTTTTTTAATTTTTCTAAAGTTTTAATCTGTTTTAACAGCGTTGCATCATTTTCTTTTGCATCCTTATTTATGCTATTTTTTAAAAACTTTACGGAATTTCTATTCACTATAAGGTTTTTATTTTTTTCACTTTGCGCAACCTTATATTTATCGTTTGTAACATACATGTTATAGTCATTGTAGTTTTTTGTCCATTCATCTAATGCTGTAGTAGAATCTGATTTTAAATTAGTAATTTTACTTTTATATTGATTTGGTCCGTGTGGTAACAATAATGGTAGATTCTTCTTAGCATCATTAGGGTCCAACATCTTCATATTAAAAGGATTTACTTCATAATCCGCGTTTCTTAATCTTTTATAATAATCTTGTGATTCACGCGCCATATATTATATATATATATAGTATTTTACTATTTACACAATCTATAATAATCTGATTCTATTGCGGTCATACTAGGACGCGTGATTTTACATAATTGTCCTGGTCTAATACCCAATACAACAGCGACAGGATCAAATCGACTAATTTCGGGATATTGACTTTCAGATTTAATATTATATCTTTTACTAATTTCTGTTTTATCTACTAGTTCATGCTTAGGTACATAAGTATGTTTTAATATATTAAATCGCAAACGATTGATACACAAAATATTAACATATATATTCTTAACCAACCAAATCTTTTCTAAATGTTTCTCTAGTGTTTCATTAGGATCCGATTTTGTAATAATAAGCAATTCATCCTGTTTATCTAAAATTTCTTCCAAATCAAACAACTCTTCTACCATATCATCTACATTTTGTGGTCTTAATCCTTTTACTAAATTATACTTAATATAGATTTTTCCTTTTACTTCATCTACATTTGACAACAATAAGTCCAATTGTTCATTTTTATTCATTGCATTTACTTCTGTTATACTAAAATCATTGTAATCCTCTATATTAAATCCTCTTTCATCCATAATGTCAATTAAATTATTACGTGAATGATATATATCTGATACAAGACTAGAATTTTCATTCGCCATTGTTGTCTATTATACATCTCTATTTAATTTATTTCAATTTATATATTTATCTCTTTTATACCTCCATCACCTTGATCTTCTTGCTTTTCTTTGTTTGTACTAGTTTCCGCTACCTTTACCTCTTGTTGAAATAAGGTAGGAGTTGCCGCTTCTTGATCCTTTTTAACTTCTTCTTTTTTTGTATCTTGTAATGTAGCTAAAGGAATAACTTCCTCTACTATATTCGTGGGCAAAGGATCTGGTTGTAAGGTTACTTCTTCGCCTATTTTTAAACCAGTATTTACCCGCCGAATTTCTTCTTTTGTAACCAACTGCCACCCCTCTTCCCCTTCTTTGAAATCTTCGGTTGATATCATGATATCATCACCATCTACACCATCTATCACCCAAATTCTATCCTGGCGACTATCTTGTATCAATTGAACAGCATCTCCCTCATTAAAGGAACCCTCGGCACTTACTTCTGTAGCAGGCGGCGTTGCAGGCGGCGGCGTTGCAGGCGCCGGCGGCGTTGCAGGTAGCGTTGCAGGCGGCGTTGCAGGCGGCG